ATATCCTGTCAGCCAGCCTAACTCCATCTTTCTAACAGTTAGTCCCGCCAGGACTTATGGGTATGAATGAAAACAACTGAAATAAAGAAAGCTGTATTGAAAATTATTTGAGTGGTAGAAATTGGGTAGAAAATAGTAACTAGCTTGCTTATTCTACCCGGCTTCTACCAACTTACTGACAAGGCGTGTCAGTCAATTTGAAACCTTTTATTCTTTGTTCGTTTTTATATCATTTACCTTCGCTGAAAAAGGATGGTAAATGAGTAGTTTTGTGTGTGAAATAGTAGTTACGCCCATGAGCGTGTTCCATTAAGTTGGGATGCGCTTGTGGGCATTTTTTGTTTAATCTAAAACCTTAGTAAGATGAAAAGATTCGTTTTCATGATGGTCGCACTGCTGATGTGCGTAGTGAGTGTTTTCGCGGAGACTTCCGTTAGTGTAGAACCTTCCGTTCCGGAGTTCCTGACCGGATTTGCCAGCTTCACCGGGCTTGTTACGGTCGTGGTTCCTGCTGTAGTAGGATTTATCGCTTCGAAGCTATCCAATCCTATGAATAAGTGGGTGACTATGTGGGTAACTGCTGTAGTTGGTGTAATCGTTACCTTCTTCAGTTGGTGGATGAATCTCGGTTTCCCTCCGGCAGATGCAAGCGTCTGGGTTGTGGTGATTGATGCGTTGTTTGTCGCCCTGGCATCTACTGGTATCGTGTCGGTTGTAACAAGTGAATGGCTGTCCAGGTTGTTCGGTGGTAAGGTAAATAAGGAGTGATGCAGAACCTTATAACCGTCATAGCCCCGCAGATTCTTGTTGCCGGGGCTTACTCCTTCATTGGAGAAATTAAGGAAGTAGTCTTCGAGCTTCGTTGGATGCTGGCTTTTATCGTTGTGATGATTGTGGCCGACTTTGTTCTGGGAATCATCGACAGCGTGGTTAAGCGGGGCGAGGATTTCCGCTTTTCCCGTGCTGGCCGACGTACCGTGTGCAAGTTCATTGAGTATAATTCATACCTTGTTGTTGGGTTCATGCTGGGCATTGCAATTCTTCAGCCGGTTGGCATCTGTTCCTATACAATCAGTTCTATCTGCGGGCTGGGGTTGGCTTTCATTTTCGAATTTGACAGTATTATGGAGCATATATGCACAATTCATGGTATCAAGAACAAGGTTTCCATTAAGCGCCTGCTGGTGGGCTACATTAAAAAGAAGTACACAACGGCTGGCGAAATTATCGAAAAAGTTACAAAGGATGAAGAAGACAGATAGACGCCTGATAGCGGAAATCATCTACTCCGTAATCATAATATTACTTATGACAATAAGTTTCATGACCTAGTTGATATGAGAAAGATAAGGATAGGGAAAGATATATACTTCACCTGGCAGATACTCACGAACAAGGAGCCTGTTCCACTGGAAGGAAGGGACTTGAAACTCATGCTGAAGAATCCTCTAGGCAGATTTCTCGATTTCCATTTTGAGATATATCAGGGAAACAAGCTGAAATTTACTTTTCATGGAACGGACCACAAACACCTTGGTACGTATTCGCTGACTTTGTGGGAGAACTATGGTAAGGAAGGACAGACTGCCGTTGACATGTGTGAGGCTTTCAGGCTTGTTGCAACAACTTGTGAAGAGGACAGCATAAGTGTCCCTAACCTTGAAATGGCCACCGTCAACCTTGGTGCTTCTTCCATTGACATATCAACCGGTGGAAGCATTCCCATTCCCGATGCGCCAAAAGACGGGAAGATATACGGCCGGAAGGATGGAGAATGGGAGGAGATAACAGAAGCAGTATGGAATGAAGAAACAAACAGTTAAAATCAGACTTTTATGGCAACAACAAAATTAAAATTCTACAGGGGCTTAAAGGCCCGTTATGATGCAGCGTCAAAACATCTGGATGCTATCTATTTTGCAACCGACACCAAAGAACTGTTGATGAACGGTGTGAATTATGGAGGAAGCGGTGTCACAGATGTCAGTTTTGACAAAGGCAGCAATAAACTTATCGTTACCAAATCATCAGGCAAGACCGAATATGATCTGACGGAACTCATCAGGTTCAAGACATCATTGCCAGACAGCCTTGCCACTCCTTCGAAACTGGGAGGTCTTCCGGCTGGGACAAAGGTCGAGACCTTGAAGACAAAGACGCTGAGCCAGATTTTCGAGGATATTCTCTTTGAGGAAATCCAGCCGACGGTACAGGCACCAAGTGCAACAATATCATTCAAGTCTCCTTTTACCGCCAACAAGATTCTGGAGGTTGGTGAAAGCGCACCTACCGCAGAACAGATTCAGACAGGATTTAACCGTGGTAATTGTACGGTTGTTGGCCAGGCAAACAAGAACCGCGCAGGAGAACTTATCTCCGATGACCAGTCCTTCATCTATGTAGGAAACAGTACAAGCAACAAGACATTGCCGACGAAAGTTACACTCGGTACGATGCAGTACAATTACCAGGCTCATCATGGCGCAGGTGACACCTTGCTCACTTCAAAAGGAAACAAGGCGACCGTATCCCCTAATCCGCTTCCTGAAGGTACTGTGAAATCAGGTGCTGTCTACCTTTATGGTACCTATCCGTTTTACTGTAATGGTTCTTCAGCTTCTACCTCTGCCGGAGATACCAATTTCCCGTCTGCCGCAGCTCCTGATACAAAGCTTCCGCTGCAGAAATGGACTGATACATTAATTGGAGCGAAATTTGCTTCTGAAGCAGCAACCGGAACCCGCCTTGAATTCTACTTCCCTTCAGAAAAGAATGTGTCAAAAGTCGAGTTCTATAATACGGTGTCCGGAAAGTGGGAAGTCTTCGGAACGGACAAGTACACCGTATCTGATGCAGGAAACAAGACCGTACAAAGTGTTCAGATTGCATACAAGAAGCTGACAACGACAGGTGCCATGTCCGGTGCATTACAACTTCGCTTCACAGTTTCCGATGCCGGGAAAAAACTTGTAGACGAGCCGGACACATATAATGGCGAGGAAATTACGGATGAAGTGATAGCCATGCTTGCACGAAACAGCCGTGAAGTTCCCTTTGCCATGCCGATGAACAATGTCATGCCGATGGCTTCGACAACAGGAAACCGTCCTGCGGGTATTGCTTCCTTTGCCGTGAACTTTGAGCCTGGAGGACAGGCGCCACTGGATGCCCGTCAGCTTGTTCCAAACAAGACAGACCTTATTGCCGCAGCTACCTATTCAGGAAAGAATACTTATAACGGCATGTTGGTCGTTGTTGGAGATAACGGGGACGGCAAACCGGCTCTGTATGTCCTGAAGGACATGACAAAGATTACCCAGGCTGATTATGGCGGATGGATTCGTCTTGACGTCGGTGCACAGACACTCATCCAGATTATCAATGACCTCACAACGGGCGGGACTAATAAGGCACTTTCCGCCGAGCAGGGTAAAGTTCTGAAAGGTCTGGTTGACACACTGACAAACAAGGTCAACGCGCTTGGTGCCGTATATGTGCCAAAGGGTACTCTGGCAGACCTTAGTGCCCTGAAAGGGGTGGCTTCTGTATCGAAAGGCCACGTATATAACGTTACGGCAGAAGTTACCCTGAACGGCAAGAAATATCCGGCTGAAACGAACTTCGTCTACATCGGAGAAACGGCCAATCAGGCAAGTGTGGAAACCAACTGGGATTCCTTGGGTGGTACGGTCGATTTGACAGCGTATGCAAAGAAAGCTGACCTCGAAGGATTTCTTACCGAAGAGGATTTGGCCGGATATGCCAAGGCTGTAGATGTGGCGAACACCTATGCCACAAAAGCTGCACTGAGTGAGGCTATCGAAGGGCTTTCCTCCACTTATGCGACCAAGGCTGAACTGACCAGCTATGCAACGAACGAGACTCTGAAGCAGTATGCCACTAAACAGGATCTTGACGATGCGTTTGCATGGAATGAGGAAACCGAGTAATAATATGTGGGGGCTTTGTATCAGAGCCCCCCATAAATCCCAATGACATGGCGAAAAAGAGATTCAACAATTATTTGAAATATGCCACCTTCAAGAAAGAACTGGAAGCCGGTAACATATTGCCTGATTCCGTTTCCTACATCAAGGAGATACGGGCTATCTATACCCATGGGGAATATTATGGCAATGGCTGCATATCCAGCGTGAATGCTGGTACGGGTGAGGTCAGTGCCGAGCTTCTTCCGAACGTGTTCCATGTGTTCGGAGAAGTATCCGTACTTAACGTCACATTTGGAAAAGGCTTTCCAGGCATTGCCAATGAGTACATGTTCCAGTTTTCAAGTGGTGTTACGCCTACCGTCCTGAATCTTCCTGAAGGTGTGAAATGGATAGGAAGCAGTGTTGTCAGGGCCAACAGGACGTATCAGGTAAGTATTCTTAATAATATAGCTGTGATGGGAGGTACTTTATGATTTTGTTAAGACGCAGATTGCTTATACTGGCGGCCATGAATAATGGACTGCCTAATATGCCGATTCGGTTTAAGACCGGCGAAAGGGCGGTATTCAGTGACGGGAAGCATGGATATTTTTCGATGGACAGAAGATTTGTTCGTGATAAGAACATGTCACGAATGTATTTCAAAGACGGGAAACGGATTAGTGTGCTGAAGAAAAGGAACTGAACTAAACTAAAATAAAATAAAATAGGAGTGCCACTGCACTCCTTGTAATAAATTTTTTATTAACCATCCTACCATTGGCAGAACTCCACAAATATAGATGTAATTTTATTATGAACAAAATAGATTCAATAATAATTCACTGTTCAGCCACACGTGCTGGGCTGGACATTGGTAAGAAGGAAATCACTCAGATGCACCTGCAGAAAGGGTTTTCTACAATTGGTTATAATTACGTTATCCGGCTGGATGGTACGGTAGAAGTTGGCCGTTCGCTCACTATTGACGGGGCGCACTGTAATAGCAAGGGATTCTCAGGTGTGTCGTACAACAAACATTCAATTGGTATCTGCTATGTGGGCGGTCTGGACGCGCACGGTAAGGCAGCTGACACCCGAACACCGGAACAGAAGAAAGCGTTAGCCAAACTGATTAAGGAGCTTTGCGGAAAGTACCAGATTGTGGAAGTGTTGGGCCATCGTGACACATCGCCTGACCTGGACGGAGATGGAATCGTTGAACCTGAAGAATGGACAAAGATGTGTCCTTGCTTCGATGTGCGTGCGGAATATCCATTTATCCAGGAAATCATTGTAAAGCCATGAAACTATTGTATTACCTAATTATTGCTGCATTAGCCCTGTTACTTATCATAAGCCGTAGGAATGATGCAAGTAGTGTGAATAAGGATGCGGATACTATTACTATAACGAACACGGTCAGAAAAATACAAGTAGATACAATGTATATTCTGTCTCCACAGCCTTATCTTGCATGGATTGATAATTCAGATACGATTCATGCAAGCGACACCTGCTATCATCTGCGTGAATACAAAGAATACCGTGATAGTAGCTATTATGCAAAGATTAGCGGTGTAGCACCACGTTTGGACGAAATTCGAGTGTATCCGCGTACCATCTACCAGACTGAATACATTTACCGTGACATCGTACAAAAAAACAAACGCTGGGGGCTTGGTCTATCTGCTGGCTATGGTATCGGTAGAAACGGGTTGTCTCCTATCTTGGCGGTAACGGTAAACTACAATTTATTTCAATGGTAATTCCCATTTGCTATTTAACAAAAAAATATTGTTAGTTTTGTAACTTAAAATCGAAT